GACAACTGTGACATATAGAATATAGCACAGCTATGTTGTTTAGCTATCTGCCTAGCGTGTATGGCATTAGCCTTGAGAGCTTCGTCAGTTCTGGCAAAGCCTCCTGTCCTCGCAAACTTGTCACCCATGTCTAGGACTACGATGTCAGGCTTGTAAGACTTACAGACACTCTCAACCCATGCCATGTCACGGTTGCTTGCGTCATATATTTTTATGTTTTCTTTGACAGATGCATATCTATCTCTAGCTTTTGCAGGGTCTTTCTTAATCTCCTGCATAGTCATACCTGTAGCCGCAGTCAGATACCTAGCACCGACACGGTGAGAACCTTCTTCATTACAGAGGATAATACATTTAGCACCTTGATGTGCAAATCCATTAGGAGATGCAATCAGTGAGGCGTGAAAAGATGTCTTACCTGTGTTAGGTCTAGCACCTACTTCAATTAAGTGTCCGTCATTTACGCCCTCTAGCTTACGTGTAAGCGTAGGTATATTGAATGTCCAACGTGCTTCAAGATCATTCTTTGATAATAAAGTATCTACATCAATATCATCCCATTGTATCTTGAGGTCAGGAGTAAAGTCATCACTGTATTGTTCTAACAGATTACGTAGAGGTTCAAGGCTAGTCTTGTCACCATTCACGTAGTCAAAGCCTAAGTTAGCTATGTCTTCACCAACTACCTGTTGAAACAGTTTAGACAATACCTCTTGAGCCACGTCATTACCTAACGGTGGCTTACTCGTTATCTGTGTAAACAACGCACTATAAGCCTGCTTCTGTGCCGTAGTCATTGTCGGATTGTTTGACATAAATAGTGATTCTATCTCAGCAGGTGTAACGCTTCGCTCATACCGATCCATTGCGGCATCAATAGCTTCTTTTATCTTACGTACATCCTTACTGAATAATCTGTTTGGACACCTAGCTCCACGATGTTCTTCGTAGAACTCTTTATCCATTAAACTTCTTATTAAACTTAATTCCATTTTCGTTCTCCTATGCGTGTTAGATTATGTAGGTCATCAGGATTTCTATATTTTAAATCATCGTTCAGTCTCAGAACACGTACAGTATCTACGTATCCTCTTAGCTCCTTTGCAAATTGCAGTGTCTTAGGTAGGGCATCTGGGTCTAGAGCTATTACTGCCGTCGAAAACTGTGCAAGATACCTCTTATGCGATTCCGATAGAGATGTACCCAACACTGCAACCCCAACATATACATGACTACCAATAACAGCGGCACTCACACAGTCTTCAACAACTACAGCGACATTACCATAGCCGTGAGCATAGGGCAAGGTATTTTTTCCATATCGCTTCCACTTAGGTAATCTTTTACCCAGACTACGGCCTGTAGCATCTACAGTGTGACCATTATGCACCACTGGAAAAACGATCCTATGCTCCTTTACATCGTACAACAATCCAAGTTCTTCAGCATCTAAACCCCATTCCTCACAGTAAGATGCTATCTTATCTGGATCACGTACTATCCATTCTGGTTTAGTAAACTTAGGTATACCTTCAGTTTCTGATACAGTCTTACCCAATGACTTACGTATATCATCACTGGATAAGTGAATACGTCTACCTCCTGATACAGTACACCCTGCTTTATAGCAGTTCCATACAATAGACCCCATATTGTTAGTGATAGTAAATGTCTTTTTACCATTACACTCAGGACAATCCATTCTTTTAGTATCCCCATTTATAAGTGTTATATCATTTAGTAGTTTATTTATATTCATTATGTATCACTTTCAATGTTACTCACAGTGTTCGATTGTACACTAACGTTTCTTTGTGTCAAGGCTTCATTTGCTGCTGTGTACGTATTTTTTAAATATGGTTTCACAGATGCAACATTTGCGTGACCAGTAACAGACATAATATTAGGTAATGGAACCTTCTTTTCTACCATTTGTACTACTCCTGTCCTTCGTAAGTCCATTAATCGTAGCTTCTCAGATAGCCCTGCTTTACGCATGACAGCCCTTCCGTTTTTTGAGAGCCTTTGCATCGCATAAGGATGATACACGCCCTCAGTGGGCAGTATATGAGGTGCTACATACTGTTGAAAGCCAAAGTCATCGTGTTGATCACGTAACATTGCCATCAGGTCATCTGATATAGGTAAAAATACCTCTGCTCTACGTTTACTTTGCTCTAAAGTTAGCATTGCACTATCAAAATCTATGTCTTCCCATTTAAGTTTACGCATATCCCCAAGTCTTTGACACCATTCGTATGCCATCTGTATAATTAAACCAATATTACGAGTACTAAAGTCAGAATACGCTACATCAAGAAACTTTAACACGTCTTCATGTCTCCACACTACCTTACGTTTAGCCAAAGGCTTGCGTTTGATGTTTGTAAATGGATTAAACATTATATATTCCATCTCTATGGCATAGTTAAAGACTCTTGATGAGCAAGTAGCTATATGATTAGCAAAACTGACACCTCGTTTGACCCATTCTTCGTATGCGGCCTTGGCTACCTTACTTGTAATGTCAGAATACTTCCTATTACCCATAGAATTACATAATATAGTCAATAAATACCTATAATCAGCCTTAGTTGTATCACGTAGCATGTCAAAGTCATTAGATTCATAATATAATCTGACAAGATCATTAACTTTACTATGTTTTGTTATATTTAAAACTTTAGCCTTTTCCTCTCTGTATGCATCAATCAAGTCATTATTCTGTTTAGCTATACGCTTAACCTGACTGACATCACTTCCATACATCTCACGTTTTACCACGCCTGCGTCAACTAATGCCTGCGGTGGATTAAACCTGTAGGCAACTTGACCATCTACAAGTTTTACTGTCTGTACATATCTAGGTAACTTTATCCTCATTTTATTTCTACCATTTGTATTCATCTAGTTTACTCTCCAATAAATCTACTAACGTCAACAACTCCTCTGCTTTATCTCGCACAGTAGGCCGTGACTTGCACACTGCATCTAAATGAATGATGTCAGACACACGCCTGATACGTACAAGTATACGCTTTGTATCTTCCTTGGGTGATTTCCATTCCTCTGCCGCCCATTTAGCCATTGTCTACCTCCTCTGTATTTCTCCAATCATCTAAGTCCATATTTACCATGAGCATATAAGCATCATCATAGTGTCTGTTGTTGACCTTTACTAGTGTGTCATACCCTTCACGTATCTCTCCCAGAGACTGCTCTACACACTCTATTACGAGATCCTCAGTGCAGTCCATGTGTAATTCTATTCCACCACGTATGTAGTACATAGGTAATGCCACATGGCGTTCAATCATTTCTTTACGACTAATATTGTATATGTCATTCGTCATCTATCTCCTCCTCTATCTCAAAGTTTACAGTTCTCAATCCTTCAACTACCCCAACCATCAGCCAATCAAATGGGCAGGTTCTCAGCCACTCATGTAGCTTATCTTCATCAGTCATTTATCATCTCCTTTACTGCCAGTTCTTTTTGCAACTGTAAAAGTACTATAGGTAATTACTATACCTGATATAATTAATACGTGTGCAATCAGACTAATGCCAAACACTAAAAAACTTCCTACTGCCACACTGAATATGATACACCACATCCATGCAAGAATCTGAAATATCATGTGCCTGACCATTAGATTTGGAATATTTTTTAATGGAGTGTTATCTACTTTCATGATCCCACTCCAACTATCTTTTATAAACTCATTCATTAAGCATCTCCTCTTTTGGTAAGTATACATCTACATGACATTTGCACGTAGGGCAAGACAGGTTAGTAACCATAGACCATGTGTCATCTTCCTCGTCTATGTCGTGATCTCCACCCCATATTAATTCAGTATTACAGTGCCAACATTTCATTCAAGCATCTCCTTTAGTCTCGCCATCGTGTAGCATATATCATCCCACTCCTCATCATAACACATGCTACCCTCTGGTATGCAGTCCTCACGATAGGTGTGCAGGACTTCCCATATTCTATTCAACTCTTTACTACCCATGTTACCACTCCATCTCTGAAGTAAACTGAAAGTCAAGTGCGGCATAAGGCAGGCGTTGATGCCAGTACTCTACCAGTTTAGCGAACTCCCATATGCCATGAACATGCTTGTCTATTGCGACAATCTCATACTCACGCTCATCAGGCTTGACGTCTTCACGCTCCTTTGTATCTGGATTCCATTTAGTCGTTTCAAAAGATCTGACTGTTACTGTTCCTAATTGTACATACATATGTTGCCCTCCTTATGCGGCTAGTTGTTTAAACTGTGGACTATCTATCCACTTAGATACTTCTACTTCACGATTAAACATACTGATATTCCTCGTGTCATAGCCTGTGTTACGTAGGCTGAAACCGTTGCGCTCATCAGCCCATGAACTGTAGTTCGTGAACGCTGAGTACACTGCGTACTTGTTGTGACCTCGCACTGATGCTTCAGCACAGTACAATTCATACATCTTCTCAGCCTTCTGCTTAGAGCCTATCATGTCATCAAGCATAGCTTTGACTTCATCTACATAGACTCTCTGTTCAGCCCATGTCTGTAGCCTCTGAGCCTGCTCGTGAAAGCTACGCTGACTGTCTCTCAGTTGCATCTGGAATATGTCAAAGTCAAAGCCTGATGTATGCTTACGCTTCACCTTGTCATGCTCACCTGAGATGCACCCATTGGTACAGAAGAAGTCTATCCAACCATGTAGACAGATGCTAGAGCATGATGAGTCTACACCATGTAATGAGATAACTCTCTGGCTTACCTCAGTCTCATGCTTATCTGTACGCACAAAGTTCTTAACTTTAGGCAGTACCATGTCCATCATAGTCCACCCTCCATTACGTGCAACTT